TTATTTTGTTTTGCATATTAAATCCTCCTCTTTTAATACTTTAACAATGTTACTAACAAAAGTATCAATTTCTTCATCACTAAAATCTTTTATACGCTTTAATATATCTTCAAGTTGTTCAATGTAACTTTTTTCCATGATTTTTCCTCCTTTAAAATTATCCTTAAAGGTGGTATAATATATTACTACTCCCTTAAGGGTGTAAACATTTAGGTATCCATTAAGCCGCTAAACTTAAACATGGGTACCTTCTTTTATTTTTGTCTTAACCACTTCATCACTTCTTCTTTTTCAATTCTCCAATCTCTACCAGCTTTAAATGCTGCTAAATCACCTCCCTTTATTGCTCTTTTAATTGTAATTTCACTTACCTGTAAAAATTCTGCTAATTGTTTAACCGTTATAATGTCTGGTAAGTTATCTAAGCCCAACTTTACACCTCCCATTTATTATTTTATATAACTTATAATATCATATTATATCATATCGTGTCAATAAAAATATAAAAATTTATTGAATTATTGGTAAATGTACTCTATATCTTTTAAATTCTACTGACACCAAGTTGGGATGAGTGAAATCTTCATAGAAGCTTGAAAGGACGAAAAAAATCGGTAAGCGCAAAATTGCGCTCTCATGAAGGTTAAGTCAAAACCCAAATTTGGGTTCTGGTGATTTCTTTCTAAAAAAAGGAATTCCCATACTTTTGCCTAATATATTATATAACAGCTCTAATTTAGCTAAAAGCACTTTTGCTTTGGCTGGTTTACCTATAGAAAACAATCATAGATAACAAAAGAAAAAAGGTGAAGTTATGAAAATTAAGAATAGGTTATTAGAAATACGCTTAAAGAAAGGTTACAAATTTCAAAAGGATTTTGCTGAATTTCTAGGAATTGGACAATACCAATATAACCGGCATGAGAAGAATAAAATACAGCCTAACCTAGAAACAACATTTATGATCCTAAAGAAATTAGATATAGATTTCTTTGAGTTGTATTATAAAGATAATGATTAGCACTCTAAATATAGAGTGTTTTTTTGCTTTTAATAGTGCATGTATACATATTTTCTTTATGTGGACATGCAATATTTTAAATATATAGCATATATATAAATTAAGTATATGTTAAACTATAAGTTTTACTATATGTAAGTCTATATAGACAGAACTAACACCTTCAGAAGATAAAACCCTATTGTATCAATGTGTAGGGATAGATAAAAAAATCTAATAGGAAGGTGAGGAGCATAAAAAATAAAAAAGAGGAAATAAATCTATTTGAATTAGGGCTAGGCGGGATCGTCGCGGGTACCTTAGGCATGATGTATAGTCCAGAGATAGCTCTCATCATGTTTGGAATGGGTGGAGTAAGCTGCATAATGCACTTCCTAGACAATAACAGAGATTTAAAAAAACTATGGGAAAACACAAATTTATATAAAGAAAATGAATACCCATTGATAAAGGATAAAATAATAACTAATTATGGCTATAAGTTAAGGTTAACTTTACCCATTGGATTAAGTACAAAGGACTTTGAAAATAAATTAGATGCTATAAGCCAGTATCTAGGTTATAGGTGTGAAGTTGACTATGAAAGAAAAACCTTAATATTAAAGGTATATGAAAAGAAACTTAAAGCAGAATATAAATTCCAGCCATTAGAAACTAAAGGGCCAACGGAATTAATTACTGGAATGTCCTATGATAATAAACTAGAAACGGTTAATCTATCTGAAGGATCTCCCCATATATTAATTGCTGGGGAAACAGGTTCAGGCAAAAGCACCCTATTACGAGGAATTATTACAAATATAATTCTAACTAAGAAACCTAAGGACCTGGAATTACATTTAATTGATCTTAAAAATGGAGCTGAATTCGGACTATTCAAGAATTGTGAGATTGTAAAGTCTTTTAGTAGAACTAAGGAAGAGGCAGAAACTCAATTGAGTAAAATAAATATAGAAATAGATAGAAGGTATAATATATTCTATGAGGCAGATTGTGTTGATATAAAGGAATTTAACAATAAACATAGGGCTAATAGAATAAAGCATATGTTAATTATAGTTGATGAATTCGCAGATTTACAAAATGAAAAGGGGAGCATATCAATCATTGAAACTTTAGCAGCAAAAGCCAGGGCTTGTGGTATCCATCTAGTTATTAGTACACAAAGACCGGATAGTAAAATATTAAACGGAAGAATTAAAGCCAATGTTCCAGTTATTGTTGGACTAAAAACCATGAATGATATAAATAGTAGAATAATAATTGATGATGGAGGACTGGAAGAATTAAAAGGAAAAGGACATGGGATCCTTAAGCATAACGGAAAAGAACTAGAAATACAGGCAATGAATATTACTCCTACCCAAGCAAAAAAGGCTCTAAAGCCATTTATTCAAGCCAAAAAAAATGAAAATTTAGAAAAAAATGAGAATACCGGAGAAGTAAAGGACTTTACATTCCTTAGAGCTTTAAAGGGAGGTAAAAGTTGATTACTAAAAGGGATTTAGAAGTAATTAAGTTTATAGAACAATTTAAAGTCGCTAGGACTTCAACAATACAAGAATTATTTTTCCCCTCTTTACTTGTAGCCCAAAAAAGATTAAAAACTATAACAGAACATGGATTTTTAAAAAGGGATAGAGCAATAATAAATCAGGAGTATTTCTACTATATAAAAAAACCTAGGCAGCTGATCCATAGTATTTTACTAACCGACTTTTACAGAGAAATCCATAAGCTAGGCTTACAGATAGAATACTTTGATAATGAAGTTACTCTAGAAGATATTAGACCTGATGGGTTACTAGCTTATAGATATAAAGATAGGGCTTATATATCCTTTATTGAAGTCGAAATTTCTAATAAGGGGTTAGACATAGATAAATATAAAAGACTATATGCTACAGGCATTTATAAAGCCTACTTTCCTTCCTTCCCTATGATAATTGCTATTACTAATCAATGTGTAGAGAATATTAAAGATTTTAGAATTATACAGATTAAAGAAGATCTTGCCAATATAAATGAAGTATTCTAACATAACATATTTTAATTGATTTTCTTTAATATCATTCATTTTCATTATTTTTTAAAATCTCAAAATTGAAAAGTCAAAATTTCAGTATATGTCACATTTCTAACCGCTCCCAGTCTTAGAAAAAAAACCTTTTTAATACAAGGTGGGGGGGGTTTTTTAGTGACATCAATTAATTATTCATTAGTTTTATATTATTTACATACATTTAATTATATATAATGTTCTTTATTCGTTTATAAAAAACTTTCTAATATTGTTCTGGATACAAGTATTTATGTTAATATTATCCTATACAATATCTTGCTCAATGATTGGTAATACTCATTGTAAAATTTTTTCAGTTATCACCAATACTTTTTAGAATCATTATCTTTCTGATGCTCAAATCTCTCTCTTTCAAGCCTTAATTTTTCTTTATCTACTTCTTTCTTATGTTCGAACTCGTTATTGTCTATCTGAGTTATTAATTTTTTAACCCTTAACTTTTGCTCTTCAGTAGCTATATTCCAGTTAGCATGTACCATTTCATCATATTTCTTAATCATACTTGTTAGCTGTGCCATTGCTTTAGATTGAGTATTAACTAAATTAGCTTCTTTATCCCATGGAAATTGAATTTCATATTCCTCAGTATAACTGCCTTTACTCTTACTAATTTTTTTAAGAACCCTAGTAATATCATCTTTACTTTCTACATGCATAATTTCCTGCATATAGATTATTCTTGCTTCTTGTAAACATATACCTTTCCATAATTTTTCTAAAGGATCATCTGTTTCTAGTTCCTCCATGATATTCTTTACGGATAAAGGAATTCTTTCGCTATAAAGGCCATACTTATAACTATTTACATTTTCTTTAGCTGCACGACCGCCTTTGTTTCCTAAAGCATTTTTATTGCCATAGGGAGCTCCAACTTTATTGAGGTTTAATTTCCATTTATCCCGGACTCGCCAGGTGTTTATATTATTTATCTTTTCATTTAATTTGTCAGCTATTTCCTTTGAAGTTATCCTGCCATCATGCTCTTTATAAATTTTAAAGGCTTTATCTCTATTAGGACTTCTTGGTCTACTCATAACATATTCACTCCTTTTATAAAATAAGATTTATATATTTATCATATTTTAGCTTTTCTATTTACTAATATTTCTTTCCCTTTAAAAATAATTGAGTCGGTTTTCAACATTTACAACTCTACTTAAAGAATATTTTCTTTTTATAAAGTATTATTTTAAAAACAAATTTTGTTTAAACATATTGATATATAAGCGTTTTATGTTATTTTTGATTAAAATGTTGAATGCTCTATTTTCATAGCAAATCACACATTCATTTTAAATTTCTCCTTCTATATATGTTCTTATTTTTTGACCTCGAATGTTTAATGTAAAGAAAATAGAACATTCAGTTATTATCTTAAATACAGTAAAGGACTCCTAAAAATTAAAGGAATCCTTCAAAATTTACTGTACATGAAATAGTTATTAGTAAATAATAATGTGATTCATTTATATCATCCTTTAAATTTTATCTAAATCTCATTCTCTTACCAATATTAACATCGGAACTTTCTTTACACTCGGTTATATCAAGAACAATTACTGGTTCTAATTGTTGTTCTCTTTCTCTACTTCTTTTAGAATATAAAGGTTCACATAATACAACTTCTTTATTATCCTTAGTTATAACATCAATAACTTGTCCATATCCTTTACCATATATGTTTGATTCATAAGTTACATAATCTCCTGAATTCATAATTCTTTAATCTCCTTTCCTACTTATTTTCTCCCTAAATATGCAAATCTAGTGTATAGTCCATGTAATTTTTTAAATGGATGATTATCACACAGAGTCTCTAATTTTTTTATATTTTCTTCATATATCTTTTTAAGTTCTTCCATTTCATTTTTTATTTTTTTAGTATATTCATTATATTCATTTTCTGCTAATGTATTGTTTAAATCACTAATTGTTTTTTTATGTTTTTGCTTTATTAGGGTATCTACATCAACCTCATATATTAGCTTTAAATCCTCAATTTCGTATTGGATATCCCTTCTTTGTTTTTTAATCTTTGCCAGTTCATTCTCATCTAAAGCATTTACAACCATCTTATCAGTTAATTTTAACAATTCAGTTTTTAACTGCTTTAATTTATTAGCAGCTTCAACCTTCTTGTAATTATAAGCTTCAATCTCTTTAAAAATATTTTCATAAATATCAACTGCCTGTTGGCTATACTTTGTGTTATTTTTATTTAAATCAAATTCTTTAAAATTTTTCATATTATCTAACTCCTTTATATTTTATATTTTATTTTAATTTTTAACTTTTCTAACTCTAATTTACTTGATTCCTTAATATTTCTCTTAATCCTTTCAACTTCTCTATCAGAATTGTAAGTATTCAAAATACTGACCCTTAAACTTTCAAGGTTCTCATTGTCTACACAATAAAGGTTTGTTTGAGGATAGGCCGGATTTGTAACTGCGCTTACATCAAATAATCTTTTAATTTTTCTTACAACTCTAGTGCTTGTATCTTTATCATAATGATCTTCTTCTATTGCAAAAGCAAAACTCATCTTAGTTAATAGTTTAGTTTTTATCATCTCATATAAATCTTTTCCTACTGTTGTATTAACTAAAGATGCTCTAATTTTTAATCCTATCTTATCTACATCTAGTTTAAGGGTTCCATTTTTAACGGAAGCTACAATTAAAACTTCGTCACTATGGTTGTATTTGAAACATACATCTGATAAATCGCAATTATCTAGTGATCTAGGATCAATTACCTCATATATTTTTTTCCCCTCATACTCCCATAACACAGTAGGTTGATTAAATACTATTGCATACCCTTCCACAACCATTTTATTATTTTTCTCCAAAATATTATCCTCCATAGCTCTTTTTTTTACATCATAGATATCATCTTTATATTTTAGTTTCTATTCCATTTGATCTATTTGTACATTCAATACAATGTATATCAGCTTGAAAATCATAATCTATTTCTTTTAACATTTCATGATCCACTGGAAATTCTTTTCCACAACCTGAACACTTTGTATAAAATTCATCTGAAAAAACTTCAATATTCAGTTCCATTCCTCTATTTACTTGCTTTTTAATATAAATCACTTTCATCTCTCCTCTTTGATTTAATTATATTATTTCTGATCTTCCCTTTGAAAAAATATACTTTCTACTGCAGAATTATAGGATCTATTGCTTGATCTAGCTTGTGTGTAATCTGTTCCTCTAATAAATATTGTTCTTCTGTCAACCTGTCTTTCAATATAATCTCTTATTATAAATTCACTATGTCTAATCTTTCTTAGTGCATTTTGCTTTGCTACTCTTATACTTTCAGCTGATTCGTTATACTTCTCCCCTATTTCCTTAAGAGTAATAGCCTTACCATGTAATCCATAGTGGTTAATTAGTACGTTATATTCTAAATCTGTTAGTTCTGTCTTAGTTCTTGCTAGTATATCCTCAACAAATATCTTCTCTATAACTCTTTCATATGGATTATCATTACTAGGAATAATATCCATTAAAGTAAGATTATCATCTTTACTTATTACCAATTCTAAAGATACAGGATCTTGTAAAACATTAAGTATTTTAAGTACCTGGTAAATATCCATATCTAGTTTTCTGCTTATCTCTTGTGGTTTTGGTTCTCTCCCAAGATCTTTCATCAGCTGTTTTTGAGCATTTTTAACTTTATTTATTTCATTGACCAAATATACTGGTATTCTTATAATTCTTTGATGATTATATATATATCTTGATATAAATTGTCTGATCCACAATATTGCATAGTTGCTGAAAGATCCTTTATCTGGATTATAAATTTCTATGGCTCTCATTAATCCCATTACTCCAACTTGAAAGAGATCATCAAATTCATTTTTCTCAGGTTTATAATATTTCTTAGCTACCCAGTGTACCAGCCTTAGATTATGTAATATTATTCTCTCTTTTGCAGTTGGATCTACTTTTAAATTGGTTAATAATTTTACTAGTTCATCATCTTGCAACGGTTTTTTATACTCCATGTTTCCTCCTTAGATAGATAACTTTTTATACCTCACCTCCTTATAGGTTAACTACTTTTCCATAATCCATAAATGTAGTGCATTCTCCAATCCAGCCTAACTGTATAACTCCTAGAGCTCCATTTCTTTGTTTTGCTATTAATAATTCAGCTAGGTTAGGGTTTGCTTCTGGATTGTAATAGTATTCTCTATGGAGAAACATAATTACATCTGCATCAAATTCAATTTGCCCTGTTTCCCTTAAATCTGATAATATAGGTCTTTTATTTTTTCTGCTTTCAGTTGCTCTACTCAATGAACTAATCACTAGAACTGGAATGTCTAATTCTTTGGCCATTGCCTTTAAGTCTCTACTTACCGCCTCAACTTGTTCCCTCCTGGACCCTCCTTCCTTACTTTTTATAAGTTGAAGATAATCAATAACTACTAAATCAAGTCCCTTTTTTCTTTTAACTTTTCTACACATGCTTTTCATTTGCCCTACAGTTAGAACAGCATTGTCACATATATAAATATTGGTTTTATAAAGCGTTCCCGATGCATTATTTATCTTCTGCCAACCATAACCATCTATTTTTTTATTCCTTATACTTTGTTCACTAACTAAAGCTTCACTTAATAACATTCTTTTGGATATTAGCCTTTTACTCATCTCTAGACTAAAGAAAGCAATCTTTTTACCTTCCTTTGCAACATTCTGCAAGATATTTAATGCAAAGGCTGTTTTCCCCATACTAGGTCTTGCAGCCAAAATAATATAATCGCTTCTTTGTAAGCCATCTGTTATTTTATCTAATCCTGAAAATCCAGTTTGTAGTCCTGTTAAATCCTCTGAATAGTACCTATTTTCTATTTCTTGAAAAGCTTCTAGTAATGTTTCGTTAATAGGAGTAAAGTCTTGGGTTTGAATATTTTCTCTTAAGCGAAATACTTCTTTTTCAAGTCGTTCAGATAATGCTTGTCCACTATCTCTGGAAGTTAATACTCTTTCTGCTAGATTACATAATTTTCTTTTGAGTGTTAAATCTTTTAATTTGCTGATATACTCCCTCCAGTTAATTTTCAAAGGGCTTATCTCTGTAATGAATAATAAATCATTGGTGTTAACATTTTCCTTATTCAAGTGTTGTAGAAGTAGCATAGTATCTATATTTTTATTTTGATTAAATAATTCTCTTATTCCCTCAAATATGGTTTTATGAATTGGGTCTGTAAAGTCCTCTGTACTTAAAAGCTCTATTTCCTGGACACATTCTTTGTATAAAACAGCACAACTCAAAATATACTGTTCAAGTGACACATCATAATTCATTTGATTCCCTCTTTTACATAAATGACTTTTTATTATTTATATACTGTTAAATGTCCATATGGATTATCTGTCTGATCCTCCTTTGGAGGCTTGTACACATCATCATCATACTCAGAACATATTAAGTGAGTAGCGTTATAAGCCTTTTGACCGAAAAACTCTGTTATGCCCCTAACTTTTATCGGAAATTCATTATTTTCAGTTGCTTTAACTTTTTCTTCATGCCTCTTAAGTAATATTTTTAGATGCTCAGTATCACAATTTAACTCATTCATAGCCTTCTTCATTGCTTTAGCCATTTCTGGCTTATATTTTTTATGCTTGATTAGATCCAGGGTTAAATAATAATCAAAAACACTTTTAAAGTCCTTTTCTTTAATATTTTCTTTTTTCTTTATTTGGGGAGCTAATTCGCTCCCTGTTCTGGTAGCTAATCCGCTACCTGTATGGGGCTCTTTTTCGTTGGGTGGTAACTTATTCGCTACCTCTCCCCTATTTAGTTCCCACATATTATAATTTTTGTTAAAGGATAGCTTTCTTGATTTGTTAAATGTTGCTTCAGAAGTTACGATTATAATCTTCTTGTCAATCAACCAATTTAATTCTCTCTGTATTTGCTTTTTATGTATATTGGTTGCTTTAGAAATAAATTTTATTGATAGACTATGTTCTTTTCTGTTGTAACCATATGTTTGTCTGAATAGAACATCTAAAATTCTTCTTTGGGTACCATTTAGATTGGTAGTTGCCAGAACTTCAAATATTTCATGTGCTATTTTTGTATATCCATTTTCCGGTTGTACACTGCTCATTTCACCACCTCGTCTTTAGTTTCATGTCTTCACATATCTTCTTTTTCTTTTTCTATGTCTAGCTTGATCTATCTCCCTAGCTTTATAAAGTATGTTCATATTCGTATTAATAGCAGCGTACAATCTAGCTTTATCTAATTCAGAAACCCTATAATTTTGTTCTATATAATAAAACAGTTCTGCTAACTCTAAAGCTAGGGCCATATCAGAATCGTTTAACTTAATATTTTTCATGACCTAACCACCTTTATTTATAAAGATCTTCCTTCTCTTGTAGCCTTATTGAGCCAATCTTCCATTAATGGAATATTTATTTTTACTGTGGTACCAATTTTAATAGTAGGGAGATCCGGCTCACTTCTTACTAATGCATAAAGTTTATCTCTCCCAATATTAAAATATTTACTAGCCTCTACAACTGATAATAAATATTTGCTTTTCATTCTAAACCTCCTTGATTTTTTAAGAAAAGAAAAGTTCATCTATATTTGAATTTAGCTCTTTAGCTATACGTTCCATTATGTCTTTAGTTGGATTTGCTTTATCTTTCTCCAATAGTCTTAAATATTGTGGTGATATGTTAACCCTTTTAGCTAATTCATACTGTTTAAGATTATTTTCAATCCTTTTTAATTTTAATTTCATGCCCATAAATTCACCCCCTTTATATTTGTTTCAATAATGAAACAAATATGTTTAATTTAATTATAATATTCATAAATGAATATGTCAATGCTTTTTAATAAATTTTGTTTCGTAAATGAATATTTTTTATTGTTTATCTTGATACTATTTGATATACTTTACTGTAAGGAGGTGTTTATATGGGATTAAATGACTTTATAAAGGTTGGTAATAAAATCAAAATTATTAGAAAATCTAAAGGTATTAGTCAAAAATATATGGCTGAAGAGGTATTAAAAATTCCTAGATCAACTTATTCAAATTATGAAAATGATAATAGGGTGCCTGATGTTGATACACTTAAAAAAATAGCTGCAGCTCTTGAAGTTTCAGAAGAAAAATTATTAGGTCATTCTTTATCTACTAAAAAAGACTTTTATTTTAATATTAATACAGTAAGAGATTTAATTTATGATTTGTATGAGGAAATATATAATCATAGCCATGTTAAAGATGATATCAAAATTACCGCTAAGGATTTTGTATATAAGGATAAATATTTTATGGATGGCGTTATAAATAGTTTCATTAAGTTAATTTTAGTCAACACAGAAACTTTAAAAAGAAGAATATTAGAAAAAGATAATACTCCAGCCAGAGAAAAAATTTTTGTGAAATATGCACCTGAGGAAATAATAAAAGATAAAAATAATGCTACTATGACTCATACTCATCAATTTGAACTAGGCACTAAATTAAATAATAGAGATTTTTTGAAACATAAAATAGAGGAATATGAAAATTATTTGCATAATATAGAAAATGGTATAGATAATTACGAACTAATAGAGAATGGACTAAAAGAAGCTAGAAATGAATATCAGCAGGATCAATCAGAGGATAAAGATGCAGTAAAGCAGGCTACTCAAGAAGATATTGATAAATTCATGGGTTAAGAGGTGAGTTTTATTGGCTAGACAACCAAAGACAAATACAGAAATAAACGGATATAACTATTTTCGTACTAGGTTAAATGTAGGATTTGATAATAAGGGTAACCCTATTAGAAAAACCTTTTATGGAAGAACTAAAACAGAAGCAGAAAATAAAAAAAATGAATATGTAAGAGCTTTAGAAAATGGATTAAATCCTGATCTAAGCTCTCAATCTTTAGAAAGATCTATGCATGCCTGGTTATGGGATATAGAATATCATTCAGGCAATAAATCTTCTACTTTTGAAAGATATGAGTCTATTTATAGAAACTATGTTCAGGATACAACATTAGGTCAATTAATTGTTAATAATATAAAGAAAATTGCTATCCAAAAGTATTATAATGATTTAATAAAAAATGGGAAAAGCCATTCTGTAGTATTAAATCTAAATAAGTTGCTTAACAAATTTTTTAGCTATGCAGAATCTGAATCATATATTTTAAAAAATCCTATAAAGGGATTAAAAATTTCAAAGGGAAATGAGGAAGATATAAAGGAAGATATTAAATCTATAGAGACTTTTTCTAAAGAAGAAATTAATATTATCATAAATAGTCTTGGTAATGTTAAAATAAGATATATTATTATTTTTGCACTACTTACTGGAGCTCGTGAAGGTGAAATATTAGCATTAGAAAAATCTGATATTCAGAACAATATTGTAAAAATAAACAAATCTGCTAGGTTGGTTAAAGTATTTAAAGATGATAGTAAATATAGCTATGAATTAAAAATCACAAAACCAAAATCAAAAAATTCAAATAGAGAAATTCCACTTCCAAGAACCTTAATTAATGAATTGTCTAGATTAGATATTTTAATTAAAGAGGAAAAATTAAAACTTGGTCCAGCATACAATGATAACAATCTTTTATTCCCTTCATTAACAGGTCAATATATAGATTCCAGAAACTTAATTAGATCTTGGAAAAGAGTACTAAATAATGCTGGAGTACAGTATAGAAAATTCCATTCCTTGAGACATACCTATGCTACTAAATTATTTGAGAATGGTTCATCTATATTAACCGTTTCAAGATTATTAGGACATAGTTCTATTAAAACAACTGAAATATATACTCATGTATTAGAAGATATAAAAGAAAAAGAGGTTCAATGTTTAAATAGTATTTTTATATAA